TACCACACCATCCCATGCCTGTCTGCTGCCGATGGAGTAGAGGTTGTTCAGGATCGCGTCTTCAACAGAGTGTCCAGTTTCGGATTTATCAATGTAGACCATGGAACCTTTCATCTTACCGTCACCAGTGGAATCCGCAGTGGCGGATGCATTGAAATGCACCTCAAGCACGTAGGTGTATGGCGTAAAATCATACTGACCACCGTGCTTGAAATAACTGTAATGGTTTCTGTCGGGGGCAACATCACATGCTACTCCTGCGCGGTCTGCCGCTGCTTTGATAAGATCACGTAACTCACGAGTTAAATTCGCCTCCTGATAACCACATCCTACTGCTCCCGGATCCCATGAATCATCCATATTTTTGCCGTGTCCGGCCATAACTAACATTCTGAAACTCATCTTCTTTTCCTCCTTTTTCCGTCCAAAATAAAAGTGTCCCCACTCTTGTGATATGGAATCACTACCCAAATAGTCATAGGCGCTGAACAGATCAGCAAGCTTTTCCTTGTTTGGCTGACCGTTTCCGTCCGAATACTTGGCGAAACTCCGGAACTGCAAAATCTCTGCATCCTGAAAGCGTCGCTCTCCCTGCTCAAAAACGGCTTGCGCTGCCTGCAAACACTGCGGATCGTACTGATCTGAAGGCGCCGTAAATGCAGATTCTAAGCAAGTGTCCAAGTCCTTATAAGATGGAAGCAGGTCATGGATACACTGTGCGATGGCCAATAATGCATTGTAGTTCTTTCCCGAGAAAATTCCGCCTTCTGCATATACTACCTTTGCTATTTTTACTAACTCTGCTGTTGTCATTTCGCTTCCTTTCTGCCAACTTGTGCTGGCGCAAAAAGAGGAGAGCCGAAGCTCTCCCAAATTAAATTATTCATTATCCTTTTTCTCACTGATTGGCATCTTATCAGCCACCTGAGACTTGATATTTTTCATCAACGGCTCGAGGAATGGTGGCAGCGCCACTCCGATATCTTTCAGATTTTCAAGGATAGATAGCACCTCGTTACAGATAATCCAGCAAGCTACAATGCAAGCCACCAGAAAGCTTCCTGGAAGCGTGATGCCAATCGTACCAGACGCATACAAGATCAGCTCGTCGATGATCGCGCCAACAGCTACCAGTAGCCACATACACACCTTTTTCCAGATTCCTCTCATACTCTTGTATGAGTTGATATCCTCCGAGCGCTTTGGTGCTGCAATTAAGCCCGTAGCATAGTCAATCACATTAGCACCAACCATTAGCAGGATTGGCACCGCCAGCACTCCGAAGAGAGATGTAAGCACACTGAATACCGCCGTAAAAATCCCCTTGATATAAGTTACACTCGCATTTTCATTCATTTTCTTGTCCTTTCTCGCTGCGATAATGCAGCATATACTTTTTACTTTGCTGCTTTTTTGCAGCAGGCGCTCTTATGTAGGTCATAGTCTCTCCTATAAAAATACCGCAGGCATTTGGCCCACGGTACGATTTAGAGTTTCATTTCATATGTCACAGCTGCAATCTCATTCAAATCTGTCAAAGATTCCACATACGAGCGCAGTGCAATGAAATGTGAACTCTGTTTGATTTTATACTGATTTGCAGCTTCTGCGATTGCCTGAATCTCCTCCGCAGTATATGGAAGATTCTTCTCTCCTGCATTGGCAAGATCTGTCAGTGCAATCAAATTCAGCTGATCCTGCGGAGTCAATGTGTAATGAATCGTTGTCCCATTGCTTAAAGTCACATCAACACCCTTTGCGATTGCCTCACTATATGCCTTTGCCAATTCTTTAAGCTTCTGCTGGCGCACATATTCAATAGTTACCATTTCAGTTAGATCAGGCTCAACAATTAACTCTGTGATTTCTTCTGGCTCAGGCAAGGAAATTGATGCCTCCTCGCCTGTCTGCGCTGCTGTCTGAAGCAACTCATACTCTTCTTTCTCAATGGCAATGATCTGTGCATCTTCATACGCAATTCGATCCGTCTGCACTGACAAAAGCCATGTGTCATGATACAGCTTCTCCCCGATCTGGATATACTCAGCATTATCTTCATTACAAGAAAGAAGAATGCCGTGTTTCTTCTGAACTCTTCTGAAATTTGAAGAACTTCCAATTCCTTTGAATGTTGATTTATCAATTATTTTGTAATATTTCAACTAGAACCTCCTTTATTACAGCGAGAAACAAATAACCTGATTAACGGCATCTTGAACAGCTAATGATTTAAGAGTGTATCCTTCTTCGCTAACAGCTAATATCCATGCTGCGGCATTTTGATTATGAGTACGTTCTGTGTAGTAAGAAGCAGACATCCAATACCCATTCCCAATAGCTTTTTTAGAATCTGCAAGATACCGTTCATGTCTGGTAACCCATTTTTCATCGGATATATAGCGGTAATACACATTATTATTAAGCCAAAAATCTCCCTCTTTTACATGATTTGAAGTTAACTGTGTTGGATCTGTATTGTCTGTGTAAATAGTAGGATTATACTCAACATAAAGTTCAAGAAATTTTACTCTAGTTGCATTACTTACAAACCAAGGAATATGATAACCTTCACCAGTGAATAAAGTATCTGTAGTGCCATCCATTTCTACACGAGCCGGTGGATAAAGGTATGTCTCAGAAGTAACCACATTAGAAGTACCATTTTTTTCTTTTGCATTTACCTTTACCTTTTTAATTATTGTTCTCCATTGAACAGGCATTGCTTTGTATACACGTTCATTTTCAACTACGTATGCTGCCATGGAATGCCAGCCGCCACTCGCGTCATATACATTGTTGTATTGGATTTTCTGTCTTAAAACATTATTGCATATAAAAGATGCATTGCTTTTTTTGCTAGTATCTCCGGCTAGTCGATATCTCGATGAACCGCAGTATTCCATACGCCAAATCTCATGTGTCCAAGCTGCAAGTGTTTTTGCATTTTCTCCGCCAAGATCTTCATACCAGATTTTGCACCAGTTAATCCAGCCTTTTGCACAGTAATCGAATCCATCACTGTATTTAATCCCACCCAAACATAATGTTGATTTTGTATTTGTGCTTCTGGAACGAACAATTTCAAATACTTTAACGTCTGTATCTGTTCTTGTCATTATTTCAGCTGTATGAAAAGCATAAAGGAACAAACTATTAGACCCTTTTATATGCCGGATTACACATAATCCCGGAATATATCCATATCCCACTTGTTGCTTCTTATCTCCCCATTCAATTACTGGATTATTTCCATTAAGATATAATCGGAATCCCTCGCTTCCATTTTCTTCATAGCAAGAGAGTAACGTAGCTCTTTCATCATTTTTATTGAATTCAAAATCAATTGCTAATGTAAAGGATGGCGAATCTTCATCAAATAAAAGGATTTTCTTATCAACAGCATTTGTTCCATCAAAATAGGTATTCTCACAAAGCAGTTCAGAGCGAACATTAGAAAATTTGAGATCATTTCCCATTTTTAAGTCAAAATAATCCCGCATTTCAAAATACTCGTCCATTTTCTCTGACGCACAAACACCATAAATTTCAGCGACTGACATATCTTTTAAATCTTTACCTGATGGCGGCAACTCGCCTCTGTCCCATACTGCATATACATCAACATCCTCATGAATAAATCCAGTTGACTTATCCCACCCTGTAAAAACATTGTATACATAGGTATTTTTCTCTGATGTATTTGTTGGAATTTCGCCATCGTAAACTACCTCAGCTCCATATACCGCTGTTTTAGAGCCGAGAGAGACTCCTGATCGTGAATACCATGTTATGGTATACTTTCTGATCGTCTCCGAATATTGTGCAGTAATTGTTCGGTTCGTTAGCATAACACCAGTGATATTGTCCCACCCAGTATAAGTGAAATCATACTGCTCAGTACTCTCTGCAGTCGGTGTGGAAATCCATCCTTCTGCAACCGGATCAGGTGGAACAGAGCCTCTGTCTACATACTCTTCGTGCAAAACACTTCCATCTTTGTTAACGTATGTTGCAATAAACTGAGGTACTAGATTTGCACTATTATAGGTTACTTCCAAATCACTCCATGCCTTTTTGTACTTTGAAATTTCCTGTAATCGAATGGAACCCGATACATAGCAGGAACCTGTTACCAGAGAATAGAACAGCTTTACCATCTTGTTAAGCAATACCGTATCTCCCACTGTCCAGTTAATATTGTACAGATTCAAAACCTGCAACGTGCTGATTGTCTTAGTTACAATGTCTAAGCTATCCAGTGTACCGCCCTCAAGCGTTAAAGTTTCAAGTGCTGCCAGTGTACAATCAAAGTCCGTCAAATCATTCAGATTTCGCATCGTTAATGTATTTATGGTCTCTGGCAGATGCACTAACCTCACCTTGCCGTTTGTCGCAAAGATTACACCAGTAATCTTGGTTCCTTCTGCATAAAGCTTCAGAAGGTTACTGCACTGTGCCAGATTCAATGAACCGGTAAGGTTTGCGCAGTTTCGGATATCAAGTTCTTCCAACAGCTCATTACTGCCGAGCGTCAGCGATGTCAGACGTGAGTTCGAGTATCCCCGTGTGGTGTTTCCAAGCACAAGTTTACGCAGCTTGGATGCCATAGAGAAGTTGTTGGCAGCAATGTAGCAGGCTGACAAATCATTTAAGGCTGCAATTCTGTTTGCACCATAAATTGTGACCTGAGTATCATCCATTGCCGACAGAGGACACTCAATCTTGTATTCTACACCGGCTTTTGCTCTGACCTGCTGAGTGCCGCCATTACCAAACATGACGGACACGTACATGTCTGAATACGGTGTGATACGGAGCGTGTAATCTGGCGGTACTGCCACGTCTCCAGTAGGTGTATAACATCTAAAAGTGATACGGTTATTATCACCAACGACTGTGTTCATCAATGCTTTTGTTCCAAAATAGATCTCCTGATCACGCATCCACTGACGACGCTGATACTTTTTGCGTCCCTGCATCATGTCTCTTAAATACTGAACATCATGCTTGGGCTTTGAGTTGTCGATTGATTCTCCCGTGAAAGTACGAATATACTTTCTCTGAATGTCCAAACGCCAAATTTCTTCCGGGTAGCACTCCTGATAACTGTCAAACTGTGTAATCAAGTCATTTGCACTGAAACATTCAGAAGCTACAGACGAAAAAACACTTGTAATCTCGGATGCCAACAGATCACGAAGTCTGCACCAGAAAACAGATGTTGCACCGTTGAATACATAGCCCGAAGCAGGATTTCCTTCGATATTGTAATCTCCATCCTCTTTTCCATATGGGAAAATCAATTCACCGTTATTGTTAATGCCAAGCGCAGTATCATTATCATAATCCCATAGATCAAAAGCATACTGTGTATAATAAGTCTTTCCTGCTGTAATTGAAGTATCCTTTGTCGTTGTGTAAGATCCGTCTGAGGACAGTTCTGCATAGACGTGAAGCAGTTCTTTCACAGGCCTTGCTACCTGACGATAAGTACCAGTCTTGGCAAAATGCCAGAAAGTGTTTTTTGCACGATTGTCCATCATGGTATAGATGTGAGTGAATGCATAGAAAAACTCAACTGCACTTCGCACGCACCACTGGTCCAGTTCCTGTACAAATTCTTCATCCGATGCAGTCACTACCCAGCGATAAAATGCTCTCCATACTTCATTATTGAGTACCAGCTGGGCTTTTCCTCTACCGGATGTATCATTAACCAGTTTACCGTCTCGATAATCGCCACAGCATGCATATCGTGGTTCAAAAGAGTGATCGCCATCAAAACCTTCGTTGTACAAGCACCAATGACGCATATTGTCTTTATTTTCCCACTCGACCTGCGTGATCGGATACACGAAGCTGTCCGGCTTTGCAACAGATACAGGAGTATATACCTTATTTCCATCGTCATCTGTGCCTTCTGTCAGCGTGAATTTCTCTAAGCAGCGATTTCCAGAAGAATCCAGATAAACTCCAGACTGGAACACGGCATTATTCTTTGTATTATCTGAAATCTCAATGGTAAACTCATTCATGTCCTCTGGATCATAGGCTCTGGTATAATCTGTTTTCTTGGAATCGCCTAAGTTACCGAGTGCATAGAAATGCCACTGTGTATCCAAAAACTCATTGTGTGTAGAGATATCTGCGTTTGTTTCACGGATAAAGACAACTGCCGGGACAAATTCCATATCATTCTTCACCTTGCTGTCTTTTGCAGCTGCAGGTGAAATATACGGCAGGAAGTCATTATAACGTTTCTGAAGAAGTGCATTATTCACGTTATCTGAAGATGCAATGTTTACTTTCAGATTAAAGAAATTATTCGGCACGGAAGTTCTCGTTAACGCGACTTTTCCAGTATTGCCCTTCCAATCGTTACACTTTTCCGTATATGCATTCTCCGTGTTGTAGCCTAATGTCACCTGTGAAATGTAATCCGGCTCTGGATTTTTGATCTTGTCTGAAGGCTTATGTACACCGTCACAGTTAAATAGATAATCCTGATTTCGACCTGAGTTTCCATAGTTATCCGATGTAGTTCCCTGACCACTGTGCCAGCCATTTTCAAAGAGCCAGTTGTCATAATATTCATCTCCCGGATATAAACTTCCGCCCGGAGCATGGATACAGCGAAGACTTGACTTAACAAATACTTTCTTACTAGTTGTAAAGTGATCTGTTTCAAGCATCAAAACCTTTACGTTTGGTATGATCGGTGCCAGGCGTTCCGGTGTCAGTTCGCCTTCTCCGCTGTATGGAGTATACGTTCCTGTTTCACGATTGTAATAGATGCTGTTTCGGTCATATCGTGCCAACATTGTCGTAGAGTCACGAGAATCCGCGATAAAGTTTCGCATGATATCTTCGGTAGTTAATGCTGCCGAGTATATTTTTAGGCGATAGATACGAATATCGCAATAATCAGAGCCTATCTTTAAAGGCTGCGATGTGTACTGATAGAAACGGTCGCTGCTGTCATACACAAATGCCTTGGACGGCACACCATCCTCATAAGCCATGACAAATGCTTTAGCCGTAGAATCATCACGATCAAGCACGTCAATGTTTATGTCCATTTCAATGATGTCTTCCTCACTGTATGGCATATACAGGTAGGTATTGGTTGCAGCCACGCCGGACTCTGTGTCACTGTCACTGGCATTGTTGGTCTTTAACCATCCTTCATGTGCACTCATCTGGATACCCATGTTTACTGTTGCGCCTGTATTTTCATTAACCGTAGTCTCTACGTTGCTCATCCATACAGCATTTGCATCCTGTACATTTTCAACCATAAAGACCACTTTCATTTCCGCTCCGTTTACAGATGGGTTTGCGTTCAAACCTCCTGAAAACATGTTGTAGTCAAGCGTTATTGACGTACCTGCTTTAATCAGAAAATATGTATCTCCTTTTTCGTCTGTCTTATAACCGCCACCCGACCAGTCAAAGTTATCTGATACTGTGAATTTATATTTATCATTGTGCCACTCTCGATCTGCTGATGAGTTCGTGATTCCGGTCGGATTGAAATCCACTTCCAGATTTCCAATGACAGGTGATACATCAATGCCAAGCTCTGCAATCTCCACCTTGATGGTGACAGTTGTATCACGGCAGACAAGTTTCAGCGTGTGTGTTCCAACTTTGGATGACTGATAATTCCATACATTTTGACTGGACGAGATCGTATCTGTACTGATCAGCACATCGTCCTCATAGCGCTTAACCACTGGATAATTGGTTGACGGATCATATACGTTGTAAATGATCGGTGTCGTGTCATACTGTCGCGCTTTCAGGACGCCATAATAGTCAGTCCGGTAGATACAACCGATGACTGCCGGTTTATAGCTGCCATCCTCTTCGCTTTCATCATACCAGATGATGTCGCGATAGAGATGAGCAGTCTCGACCTGAGTGTTGTTCACAGTTGCCGTAATCCAGACTTCAAGAAGATGCGCGCCATGCGGTTTAGCCGGAATTGTGTAGGACTGCAACGTACCAGATGATGATGTTGTCACAGTGTTCTCAACACCATCTAACTTAAAATGAACTGTCTTAGCAACAGATCCATACGGAGTGTAGGAAAACGATACAGAACGGCCTACAGCGGTTGTGTATCGGTCATTGAAGGTTGACTCAATTCGAATATCAACCTTCTGGACAGTCCATGATTTCACGACTGTGGAGCCTCCCTCATCAGTTACAGTCAGCGTAAATTTCTGTGTTCCTACGGAGACATATTCAGACAGGTCAAACGAATTTCTTCCCTGAGTCAGTGAACCTGACATCAATACTGTGCTTCCTGACTTCCATGTGTAAGTCGCGTCAATGGTCTCGCCATCTGCATCGGTACTGGAAAAGTCAATCTCAATCACAGCGGAATCGGTTGTTGTGATGATAAGTGGGGATGGGGTCACACGCTCTACAGTAAGTGTGGTAGTGACGGTGCCGCCTCCACCACCTCCACCTGCAGGAAGCATTGTCTGGCTGGCAATCTCTTCGTTGCTGCCCTTGACCTGATATAAAGTCAACACGTAATTCTGATTGTCGTCCTGTGTCACAGTGTGGTAATAAGAGTAACCTTCTGTATCGATATTGTCGACATCACTTCGTATCTTATCTACCGTTTTGCTTAAAGAAGAAAGATTGGTTACGTTTGACTCAATGTTCTGTGCATTGGCCTCCACTGACTCTTTTACCGGAGCAAGGATAGCATCCATCTGATCTTTGGTGTAGCTGTTGCCGCCAATCACGCGATATGCACCGTTGATAAAACGATAGTGAATGTAAGAGCCGCTCTCCTGATCGGTAACATAGTAATCGGTGTATGCGTTGCCCTGATCAATATCCGGAAGCGTGGATGACACATAAGCGAGAGAACCTGCGATTACTCTCCACTCTCCATCAATGTACTTATAGTACAGATATCCGCCATTTTCTTTTAAGATGTAATCTGTGTCGGCATCCGGAGTAACTGAATCCAAAGAATCTACTACCAATGTGGTTGATGAGCCGAAAACATCCCATTTCTGGGTACCATCGTCATCCGTAATCCACCAGTACTTGTCATAGCCGGTCTTAGATTTGTTTGGAAGCAAATAGAACGTCATGCTCTCTCCTGCATTTGGCAGTTCATCTACAATCTTTATCGTAAATGCCTTATAGTCAGCCAAAAGTGCCTGAGCATAGGTGCGCGCCAGTGTAACAGCACCCTGAATCGTATCAGACAGATTTGTGTAGGTCAGTGTGTCTGTCAACTTATAGGACTTAATAATCTCATCCTTTACTGCATCCACGTTTTTCTGCACGGAATCTGCTTTGCTCTGCGCATAAGAATAAACGTCTACATTTCGTCCATTGGGGTCGTATACTGACGGCTGCATGGCTGTATCTGCCTTAGCCAATGTCTGCTCAAAATTTGAATCCACCTTTGTTCTGGCTATGCTACCATCTGTAATAGTCATTGATGCTAGCTTACCGCTTGTAAGATAGCGGTCCATCTCTAAATTAACTGCCTGGGAAATCTTTTCCGCAATGACTTCATTGTTCTCTAACTGTGTGACCTTCTGTGACAATTCATCTACGGATGATTGGCTTGCTTTAAGCATAATTGCATCTGAATTTTTCTTTTCTGCTGTCTGAGCTCTTGTCACCTCTGCTTCCAGATCGGACTGTTTCGCTTTCTGATTGATCTGACGCTGCAGCTCTTTGTCTGCTTCTACAAGATCAGACACGCTCTGACCGTTCCAGCTTGACAATGCATTTATCTTGGTGACTAACTGCTGATACAGACTCTCTGAGATCTCTGTGCTTGATGAATCAGAAATCAGGTTGTTTTTATCAATTGTGAACGTCACATAATTGGTTGTACCAATGACTTCTCCGCCGCTTCCATACAGCATCATAGTGCAGGTTCCCTCTCCGATCTCGGCCGGAAGATAGGCTCCGTTTTCATCATCCAGATACTGATTGTATGCAACTCCTCCCTGACGAAACTGAGCAAATTTCAGCAGGTTGTCCCAGTCTTCATCCAGCGTAAACTCAAAACGGACAAACTTCTGCGAACCTGCAACAAATTCTTTTTTGTTCTGCAAAACTCGAAGTTTCTGCCCCTGCACATCGACTGTTACATTCATGTCTTATCACCCTCTTTCTGTGTTTCTTTTTGATTCTCTTCTTCACTCTCTTTTCGCTTCTGATCATAAGCAGCCTGATCATTTTCCAGCTGATCTTTATACATTCCCTTGATTTCAAGATAAAGTGATTTTGCTATCAGTTCCCAGAGATATAGGGGAAAGTTATATTTTGAGATTGTCTGCCATAACTCTGACTGGGCGCTGGCCACAATCAATGAGTCGGGCTTTTTGATTTCATTTTTCTCATTCATAATGTTTATTCCTCAATTGTCTATAATGGTTTTGAGTTTTTCTATTTCTTTCAAAGAATATTGTGTTGTTTTAATGAGATCGGAAATAAGATCAATATAGTTAATGGCAAGATATTCTCCACGATCATCAACAAGTCCCCACTGAGCTATTTCTTGTGCTTCCTGAGCGATTAAGCCATGGTGAACATTATCATCTACACCATTGATATATTTATAACTAACAGGTCTATATTTGGATATTTCATTTAATACTTCATCAATATTTAAGTCGACAATATCTTGCTTTAAACGCCTGTCAGAATCATTTACAAGAGTTCCGCGAAATTGGGCACTTTGGACCGTACACCCAGCTGGAGCGTTCTTTCCATCTGATAATCCGTAGAAAGTCATCCAACTCTTCTGCGTATTCTGTAGTCTTGCGGTGTAGTCATATGCTGCCTTGTCATGGTTAATTGCTTCTGTATGAAAATCTATGTAAGGTGTGGCTCCATCGTTTCCAGCAAGTAACTCAATACCATAATCTACGAAAATGGCGTGCTTAAATTCGACGTCATCATTAAGCTCTCCAACTGATTGCATCGAGCCGATCTTGAAAGCGCCGCCCATATCAAGATAAGACGCTGTACCAACCTTGATTCTTCCGGTTTCAAGACAATTTCCAGTTATCTTAGTAGTTCCATCAGAAAGCCCCTGTGATATGCCTGTCGCTGTGCTTAAAGCATCAGACGCATTCTTGACTGCATTGGAAAATGTAACCGATCCATTAAAATCTATCTTTCTGGCAGAAATTGTTATTGTTTCCTCTGACTGATTGATAGTGGATATAATAGATCCTTTACTAACCTTACTTTCAATACCCTGTTCATTAATTTTTATACTTGCTTCAGCATTTTCCATACGAGTTGTCAAAGGATCAATATAGGTTGTCTTCACCGTTGACGTAATGGAGTCTGGCAGAAGTTTGATTGAGGCACTGTTATTACTGATCTTGCCGTCTAGCTCTGTGTATTTTGATGATACATCCGCTGTGATCCCATTCAGCGTAGCATCCAGTGTCACTCCTTTGTCATCGCTGATGTCTTGCAGGTGAAGGTTTTTAATTTTAACGATAGCTGCATTCAGTTCACCAGCATTTATGTGTTTTGCATCAATACCAATAGCATAAATCTTATTCAATATCGCCATTCCAGTTGCATCAATTCCAGTAGGATATGTTTTTCCGCCGTCCGTACTGATGCCTATCGCTTCTGCTGTCATTTTCCATATAATCATTGATTCAGACAGCTTAGCTTTGTCATGCATATAATAAATTGTACTTCCATCTGGCTGCTCATCTTTCGTACAATACAGTCCTGAACTACTCTCCAACTTTCTTGCCAGATTTTCGATTGCGGTATCTCGTGCCTCACGTTCCTTCGTTATCAGATCTCTTGTCTCTTCATACGTTTTTGAAGCTCCTGATGAAAACTTACTGCTATTTCTTATTGCTGAAACAGCACTATTTTTTAATGTCGTGATTCCGAAAAAAGTAAAATCAATATCGGTCAATACCGACGGATATTTTCGCCCTTTCCTGTCTTCCACATATACCGGATCCATAAATTCCGCTAACGGATACGCAATGTGATCACCACTAAAATCACGTAAATGTACTCCTATCAACTTTTGCCCAATTGAATCCACCAGCTGCTGCTCCTGTCCTGCAACTAGCGGATTCTCAACTTCAATAAGATATCCTTCTTTCCCACATAAAAATGTCTGATCCTCTTCGGCTGTTTTTCCTTTTACTTTCATTCGGATTCCAGTGATTACTACATCTTCGGTTCCAATCTTCAAGGAATTGAAGTTTCGAAGTTCCTGTATATGCACCCCTTCTTGATCGAATACCGAAAAATCATAGGAAAAAATTTCTAGCGTACCCTGTCGACTAATCCGCGCATTTCCAGCAGCCAACATTGCCAGATATCCAAACACAGCACGAAATGTCAGGTCACTTCCGGATGGCTTTTCCTTGATTGTAAAGTCATTATTGCGGAACAATGTATTACCAGGCTGAATGCCGCAATGTTCACACATCTCAATAAATAGTTCAGATGCAGATACCGGGAAAATCAGATCACTATAGAACGCTTTATCTGCTCGATACATATCATCCACTGCTGCTACAATCACTGTCTGTCCGTAAGTTTCCGGCTTTGTTACAGTAAAATATCCGCATTCAATCTTTTCAATTCGTTCTTTCAATTCTTTTGTTTTGGGCAACCAAAATGTCATGTACAACCGAATTTGTGCTCCAACAAAATCATACTTTTCAAGGTGATCATCATCATTCATCAACTCAATCTGAACCTGACGCTGAATAGCAGCTCCAAGAGGTAGACCATTACTCCCAGCTCCATCCGTAATCGAATTGTTCGATACTGTAAAGTCATCCTCTGTTAATGAGAGCTTCGTTCCATCTAAAAATGTCACCTCTGCCTGCTCTTTAAAATCTGTTCGCATTTCCATTTGCTCACGAAATTCACTGGATACATGAATCATTAGCCATCACCTCACCTTCTTTACTGGATTAATCCCTGTCATATTAAAGCTCAAAGAACTAAATTTCTCTTCATTTTCTTTTAAAGTACCAATTTTACAGTCACCTTTTCCCACATAAAATGTATCATCACGCCAACAACCATAATATGGACTAAAATAATGCAGCGTAAAATTGCGTTGAATTACTAATTGCAGAATCTCTGATACCTTCTCTGCCGGAACATTTGTGGCTGTATAGCTTTCCTGCTCAGCTGTAAAAAGCGGAGTGAAATGCCCCACTCCGCTCTGTACTCTTACACTGTCTTCTGAATAGGTTGTGACAAAGCTATGCTGCAGATCTTTATCTGGCTGATGAATTACAATCCCATCAATCATTATCACTTCGTCCTGCATGATTCCTCCTTACGCTAACTCAAATGGATTATTACCTGACTGATCCTGTCTTGCCCGAGCTTCTTCCATCATCTCATCAAACAGCACTCGTCGATTGATCTGCGCGGTAAAACGGTATGTCCGACTTCCACCACTATCCCTGCTTTGCAATTCTTCTCGCATGATCTGGCGCAGTAGACTTTCTGGTGTCTCAATGTTCGTTCCCCGCTTCTGATCACCCAGGACTGCAAGAAATTCACTTTGCGGAGGAATGACAGCTCCGGTTGCCAATCGTGGGATTCTTCCCCAACTTACCGTGCCAACATTCGGATGCCAGCCAGTTCCGCCCAATCCTGGAACCCAATCTGGAACTGTGAAACCAATCTTATTGATTCCGCCTATTACCCAATTCAATCCGCTTTCAACCGCGCTGATCATACCATTAACCAAATCAATTACGGCATTAATTGGTGTTTTTGCCAATCCAACAATCATGTCAAAAAAGCCTCCGAAAATCGTAACAATTCCACTCCAAGCCTTACTCCAATTTCCCGTAAATACTCCAGTTAAGAAATCAATTAGACCACTAAAGATCTTCTTTATTCCTCCAAAAAACTGTGATACTCCGCTGAAAAAATCATTAATGACCTGCCCAGCTGAGCCAAAAACTGTGGTCCAATCCGTGAGGAATAATGATTTTAACCATTCTACAAAGCCTGCCATCCATTCTTTCACTTCATCCCAATGCATGATAATCAGCGCTACTGCACCAGCTACAACTGCAACTATCGCCACTATCGCCAGCGTTGTCGGTCCTCCAATCATTGCTATAACTGCCTTCAACGCTGAAATTAGTCCTCCAGCGCCCTGAATCGTAGTTATTACGGTTTTAATTGCTGATACTGCCTCTGCTATTACTGGTCCCATTTTAATTGCTGCCAAAAAGGTTAAAATCAATGACGTTGCAACAATCACTGGTGTAGGCAACTCACTAAATGCAGTCAAAAGTCCATCTATAAGCGCTTTTCCTGCTTCATATAACTGCGCTGCTATCTCTATCCAGTCAATTGAATTTAACATATCTGCGATGGTCTGCCCAACTGCATGCCAGTCAGTATTCTGAATTGCTATGAGAATCATTGTCAGCAATCCTAATACAAACACTGAAATGCTGGTACCAATAGTTTCGCCATCAATTGCTGCAATTGCTCCATTAATTCCATTTGCCAGTGCAAATCCTACTTGTGACCAATTAAGCGTTGTCACAAAACCATAGAACATATTCCATGCAATCATAAATTTCTGTCCGATAAGATTTCCCAGATTCCACCAATTGACCGTATCCACTAAGCTGTTCATTCCTCTGGCGAAGGAAGATCCTAACAATTTCCAGTCTATTCCAGTGATCAACAGTAACAGTGTATTAACGATTGTATTGATTCCATCTCCAACGGTTTTGCCCATCAGATCCCAGTTGATATTTCGAACCAGACTATTAAAAGTTTGAGTAAATGCATTGACAAAATAGGTGATCTTGGGTCCGACTTTTTCCCAGGATATTGCATCATCTACTTTTGCCAGTACGAAATTGATCTTAGAAGCCAATAACTCACCAAGACCATCCCAATCTTGAGCAGCAATTAGTGCCTTTATCTTGTCTGCAAAGTCTTTAATCGCTGAATCAATCGGAACTTCTTCAAACATCTCTGATGCACTCGGCGGCTTATATCCAGGAATGGAACTTCCACCATTTTCTCCTACATCTCCTGCCCCTGAGTCCTTATTGGATTCATACCTGTCAATCTCATCCAGAGGGCTTAGGTAACTGTCTGCTGCTTTTGCCGCATCCTTTAATCCCTTAGCTGCATCTCCTGCTCCTGATGCAGTATCTTGTAATCCCGCTGCAAAATCTTCCTGCACTGGAATCGCTTTTTTAAACGATTTTGCACCAGTCAGCGTAGCAAAAAACATTCCAACATATGTTGCCGCTCTAGCCAACATATTGATGAAACCACTAAGAATCGGGGCCACTACTGTCAAAATCGGTGAAAATGCTGTTGCAAACGCATTCTTCAAATACGTTAATGCCGTCAATAACATCGAAATAGATGTGTTGGTTTGAACTGATGCCTGTGCTAAATTCTGAAAGCCACCAGTTACGCCAGATGTCAGCATCTGTAAAAGACGCGATACACCCCCAAACAGGATCGTTGTTTGAATAACACGTAAAAGAGACATTCCTGTTTGATCAGAATGTCTCCCAAGATTTTTCATAGCTGCAATACCTTTTCCGGACATTGCAGCCATTCTCTTTACTGCTGATGATGCTTTGTCAAACTTCCAACTTAACGTATTAGTCAGACGGTTTAATACGGATTTCTGTTTATTTACTTTTGACAGACTTTTTTCATACTCCTGCAGCTGTGCATTTAACTGTTGAATTTTAGCAGCATTTTGATCATATTCTTTATAACCTGAGCCTGCTCCAGCTTTTAACAGTTCTTCCTGTCTTGCCTTTAGCCTTGCCAGATCCTGATTCAGTTCAACAATCTTCTGATCACCAACTTCTGCATTCTCTGCAATTGCTCGCAAACGATTTGCTTCCTCTGCCGCAGAAGATTCCTTCTGCTTCAACTCATCCAATCTTGCATTTAAAATATCATAGGAACTTGATGCACGATTTCCCATCTGTGCAAGCTTTTCCTGCTCTACTGCAATTTTCTCTTCCAACTTACTGGTATCCGCTGGCTGATATGCCTTTCCTTCCTCGTCCATCTGGAAAAGATCTGTTTTTAATAAGCGCAACTTTCTTTCAAGATCTTTTATATCAAGATCAAGTTTTGGCGACACATCTTTACCAAGCGCTACACGAGAATCGCGTCTATCGTACAACCTTTCAAGTGCTGTCTGAGCCTTATCTATTTCCGTTGCAAGATCTGTAAATTCTTTTGTCTGTACCTTCTGTTGTGACAGTTTCTTTAATTCATCTCTTAATCTTTCAACCTTTTGCTGTTGTTTTTCGTACTTATCACTTAGTTCTGAAACTGCATTGTACTGTCGTTTGAGTGATGCAGAAGCCTGATCGCCAATATCAGATATCTTACCAGCTGTCCTTTTAGCAGCAGCTTCCAGATCTTTCGCGCCAATTTTAAAACCTTTCGTATCAAGATCTACTTGTATTTTCAAACTACCATCTGACTCTGCCACTGGCGTCTCACCTCCTTAATCAAATAGTGCAAGCAGTTCCTTCTGTTTCTGCTTTTCTTCCTTTGAATAACGCTTTTTCAGATCGATCATGCTGCGATTTTTCTGATAAAATTCCTGCTCCCACTTTTCCAGTTTCTGATGCTTCTGCTTTTTCTGACGGATACTCAATACTTGTGAAAAAAGGCTCTCACCAATTTCCATATATGCACCAGCAAATGTCCACCAATGCATATATTGAATGGCTCGAACCTCTTTTCCGATTACTTTATTTACCGCAGGGATAATCAGTCCAGCGTCCTGTTCCCAGTTCATGAGTGCAGGAGATTGTGTCTCTTCTGTCTTTTCTTCTCCAAGATCAAGGAACCAGCGTGCTTTCCCACAAGCTTCCTGGTAAAGTTTAGGCGACATTGATGCAAAATCCTCAAATAAAATATCAAGACAAATCATCCACTGCTCATCTTCTTCATAATTGGGATCCCCGAAATATTTCAAAATATCCAATGCCACCCGAAAATCACTACGAATAGTCCAATCTTTATTACCTACAGTCAATGACTGAGGAAGCTCCCACGCACTCATTTCACAACATGATATTTTGCAGTGGCTTTCCTGATCTTCTTCATCTTCTTTTCTATACGCTCATTCGTCACTTTTTCGATAATACTTCGAATGCCATCAAGTACGACCTCAAAGAAGAAATCACCATTCTGAACCGGGGTAAGCGGACCGCATTTGCCGAAAATACTGTCTGACACCGGGTAATTAAATAAATGGTCAAACTGCTCTCTGATCTGACTAGAAAACTTCTTTACAATCTCTTCATTCCCCTCATTTTCATTAAATGACACATTATTAAAGAATTCAACCACAGAGCCATATCTGTTTACAATATCGGTATCAGTCGGTACAAACTCGAACTCTCCTATCTTCTTGCCGTTTTCGTTTTCTACATCGACTGTAACGGCACCAGTATCAACTTTTAATGTTAATTTTTCCATTAGCTCTCCTTTTCATTACTCTTCCGGTGTAAACTTCTTTGTTCCCGGAACATAAAGACCCTTTACTCTGTTCCCTGTATAATCCACCTGATACGGAATCTGATATCCTGCCACAGAACCGCCATAGCTCTTAGGAGTTACATAACAGTCTTCCTTCCAAGCAACAAATCCAGCTGTTACATCGCCTTCCCACATATGCACTTCAAGAACTTCTGTCTTACAATGCGTATCATCCTTATATCGGTGATCAACAATCTCCTGAAGCTTCTCAAAAAGTGGATCTCCAACAACCGCATAAAATGTTTCTGCATCAATCGTTGGACTATATCCACTATTTGTAAAGGAAACTGCTCCTGTTACATCTTCTTTTGTTTCTGTATCTGGATTCAGTTCAATATTTAACTCTTCCAAATCCTTTCCCAGACGTACCCAGTTAGGTGTTTCTTCTCCAATTGCGGTATTAAGCAGATGTGCCATATACTTTCGCTCAATTTTGCCTATTATTTTCTCACTTGCGTGTAACTGTAAATTTAACTTAATCATTCTTTCCCTCCAATCTACAATCCAAGCAGATCTGATTCTATTTCTTTATAAGTGATCTGGCACTGCACCATGTACCTTGCCAATCCTGACTCTGTATTTACCCCAGCCAGATTCGGCATGTTCTGTAAGACTTCCATCTTTTCAATCTTGCAGTTATCTGGAAACACAGGATACCTCTTCTGGCGATCTTGTGTTTCTAACCATTCCATAAAGCTCTGAACAAAATTCATGCACTGCAGGTTCAGATCATCGCCATCTGTTGAATAATTTTTTACTATGACAATGGCAAATCCGTAAGCTTTCTTCTTATCACCATTTACATACTCGCTGATGATTTTCCCCGAGTAATTGGTGACAAGCGCAAAGCTATCTCGTGATTCTGGGGAGAAATTAAAGCTTAGGATATCGCCAACAAGCTCCTCCACTTTAGGCTCGAAGTACGCCTTTACTGCTTCATGAATTGTCATGCTTTTCCCCTTTCCAGATACGCGGCATAACTAGTAACCAGATCCTGTTTTCTAGCAGTCATCATTGCTTTATCCCAATGCGAAGTTGCCAATGGATGAACTGTTTTCTTATGCTTCAGCGGCCGATCAGTAGGCTTTTTTGCCACACCAGGACGAGACCAGAAAAGACCCTCTCCATTAGTAAACGCACCTTTTTTAGTAATTGGATCGACATATAACTTGCCCTCCCACTGATAATGCGCATATGGAGATAAATAATGGATTACTGCATGATCGTCTTCTTGATAAACTGCTAAATTTTGTGCCAACACCTCTGCCTGTGATGCTGGCACATATGGATCCATCAGTCGTGCTGCTTCATTTGCCAAAAACAGGAGGCCATCTGATCCTCCTGTTTTCTCACTCACTAAAGTTGAAAAATCTTTTTTCCATTCAAATTCAACTTTCATGTCAGCCTCCTAACCGATAGTGCTTATTTGTCAAATGATTTGTATTGTCTGAAAACGCTGTAACCTTAAAAGCACTCGGTTTGTTACGAGTTAAAAGCTGCGTTGCTGTATGTCCGTCCGCTCCGGTTATTTCTTCCTGACAAATACCTACTACCACAATATCATCCATAGACACAGTAAAATGACCTGCCGGTTTTTTCAAAAATTCTGGATATGACAGATATCTGGAATCTTTTGGGATGCGAACGGTATATGTATTTGACATTATAGCTTGTGTAGTCAAAACAGTATTAATCTGCGCCTTATAGAAGCATCCTGAAATTACAGTTCGAATCCACTTTTCTTTTCTGTCTTTCGTATCTGCCGCACGAATCCGGTTATACAACGTAATCGTGTGGACATAGTTCGGATTCATTTTAACCCCCTGTACATCAATCCTGTGTTACAGAGGTACTGCGCGATCAGGCGCCGCACTTCCTTCATTTTGCCTGTTTCAGTCAGCGTTGAATTTGACAGATCTACCGTTCCACTCTGACCATCATTTGACCAGGATTCTAATGGACCTGCCAGGCCGCTTTCCTGCTGCTCGGCCTTAGCCTTGTCTGCCTTATACAACACCTCTGCCACTGCACAGGTACACAGCTTAACCTCTTCCGGTGGCTCCGGCATAGATTTGACTCTTTCAAAGGTATAGCGGTCAATCTGCGCTCTGGCTTCGCGCTCCCAGTACAAAAAAGATTCCTCTGGTACTACTGGGGATTTCCCCAGCAGATATCCAGATGTGTAAAATTCATAATCTGCGTACATAATCTCCTCCTGATCAGGACTGTGTTGCAAGTGTAATCGTCTTATTGACAGCAGCTGTGTCTACAACAACAGTTTCTGTTACCGATACGCATCCCTTCAGAGAGATCTTCGCTGTGTAGGTTCCTGGACGAAGGTTGAACTCTGCCTTACCATTATCATCAGTTGTGAGGATTGCTCCCTCTACATTGATACGTGCTCCTTTACGCGCCGTCGGGCTTTCTGCAGCTCCATCGGTTACTGTGAAGGTAACTTTCTGAGTTGGTGTCGGTGTTCCTGGCTCCAGATAAGCAAATGGACAACCGGTACGGTCCTCATTTAAACGAGTTGCCGGATTTGGAAGCGCCCAGCCCATGCGGAATACAATACGCAGTGCAGTCATATCCTGCTGTGCCAGATTATAGATGATCTCTTTCGTGTCTGGATCCTGAATAACGCCCTGATCCAGAATCTTTACTGTAATATCCTGACGAATAGAATATACTGCCTGGCTAAAATCACCTACAATCAGCTGTGCGATATTAGGGAAAAAAGCACCGTTTTCCGGGAATGTAATAGGCGCGCCATCCAGAGAATATCTGGCCACTTCCTGCATATTACTCTTAAAGATCGGCTGTCCAGTTGTATCACGAAGACCACGCAGATTTGCTTTGAAGTTCATCGGTGCCAACGCGCCAGATACACCATAGCCATCGTTCTCCACCTTTGCGAAGACTCCATTCTCGCCTAAAATTAAATCATAGTAGTCTTTGCCTGCTGTAGGCGCTACATTGTTGCCTGCCTGTCTTGCACGAGAGATCAAGTCTAAGTCCCACTCGGCTGGACGGTTATCTCCAAAAATAATAGCTGCGTCTACCTTCTGACCAATTGACTCCATAACGCGTGGAGTAATCTCACCAAAGATATCAAACTCTGCATCTGAAAGTACGGCATCTGAAATCGGAACGATTACAGCCAGCTCTCCAGCATTGATATAGACGTTATCCCATGCCTGTCGGGTGGTCTGCTTCATTCCTGTATCGCCGTTTACCCAGTATGCAGTTGGAAGGAAATCAAGCACACGGATTCTGGTCTGATTTGATGTCATATTTGGAAGCTTTCTGGCCATGCTCATAAATACGGACTGCTTCGGTGCGTCCTGAAAAATGTTTGATACAATCTGTTCGCGGATAATCGCCTCCGCGTCGGCTCTGTTTGTAATATTAACTGGCATTTTACTCTCCTCTTCCGAGCAGACTTCTCAAAGCTTCGTTTGCCTGCTCTCTCTTTGTCTGTGCCTCTGGATTAATGCCAGAGGTTACTGAAACCACATGCGGTGTTTTCTTTTCAGCCTGAAACAAATAATCATTGTCTTTCTTTAGGGTATCCAGTGCTGCTGTAATGTCCTGTGCCTGATTCTTTGATGCCTTTAAGGTATCAATGTCAAGCAATGCCATGATTGCCTTCTCATTGCGTCCGGATGCCTTTCGGATCGCATCTCTGACTGCTGAATCAAAAGTATAATCAGAGCGAATCTTCTCGATCTCCGTGTCCTTTCCCTTCAGCTGATTGGTTAACTCTGTGACCTTTGTCTGAAGACCAGCTGCATCGATGCCTTCCATTGCCTTTAAGGATGCCTGAGCAGTGTCAAGTTGTGCCTTGTAAGAATCTCTCTCCGCTTTCATCGGATTCAGCTCCTTACCATACTCGGCCATGACGTAATCGACCTGCTCTGCTGTCAGTCCCTTTGCTGTTAAATCTTCTCTTTTCATGTTTCTGTCCTTTCTTCTACTCCTGTTTTTACGCGTGTGAGCCGCGAAGTCTTCGGCTGTTTAACGCCTGTCCGGCGGCGAAAAAAGCATAAAAATAACACGCATTGCTGCGTGCTTGTTAACGGTTTCGATATTTCTCCCATATCAGATATATAAACATTCCCAACATAATTGATACAATAGTGGATGTTCTCACAGTTATCCTCTCCTCCTAAAAAATGGGCGCAAAAATACCACCGGCCTCTCGACTGGTGGTATCAATCAATATTTAATCTCACTCCACACTTATCACAGTGGAAACATTTTGTTGTTTTGTAATCACCTACAGGAATCATTATTCCCTTTTCACAATGTCTGCAAGGAACTTTTTCTCCTTTCCGCAAACGGAGCAATCTTTCATTAAATTCTTTAGGATTCACTTTTATACCTCCATGGCAATTCAGGATACAATTCTTTTACTGTTTTTATTATATTTCTTAGCTCAGAAACTGTCAATTGACTTTTTCCCATTCTGTGTTTTAATTCCTGAGCAAAACAAACACTTTCAGCCCATTGTGATTCACCAATATTATATTTATGATGAGTAATTTCATGAATCAATGTTTCAGCAGTCACTTGAACTGTTTTTGTCTCCGAAGCAAAAATCATAATATCATTCTTCTCCTGATATCCTCTTGTTCCCGATTCATGATCAACACCATAACACATATAGACCTTAATTTCTGGATGCTCTACAAGATATTCAACTGTACTTCTTCCAATTTCTGTCCTATTCAAATTATTCATCAATTTTCTAGTTGTAATCGTATCTTTAGCATCCAAATTATAATCCTCAAAACGTTGAGCAAACTGCGTATTATGTGCCCTTCGTTCTCGGATTGTCTCTTTTGCTTGAGTCTTTTCCTCTGTCCGAATTTTTTCTGATTTTGTCGGTGTAAACTTACCTCTCAGTCCATCTTGATACACTCGCTCCATCTGCTCTGGAAGCTCCATTGCTTCTGAAAACGCTTTGTAGGTCTGCATTTGTCCTTGATATTTGGCTTTTTTCAGCACAATGTCTTGTGGATCAGCGCCGCCGTCCTGCATCAGGCGGATGTCTTGACGGGTCTTTCGCATCCGCGTCTCCATTCTTCGCTGTGCTTGAAGTGCCTCGTATGTGGTGTACTTCTTGCCCAGATACTCTTTCGGAGTGTTCTCCTCTGCGATCATCTGGTCAAGCTGCTCATCCGTGTAGGTACGAACGGATACTCCAGGAATAAATGGTTTGTAATCGTGATAGCAATTGGCCCCATGTAGTCCGGCAACAGTTCCCAGCCCACATACATCAATCAATTGCTGCATCGTCCAGACTCGACCTTGCCACGGCTGATGCGTTGGTCGCGCTCCGACATGGTATGTAACCTCGTATGTGTCCGTCTGAAGCTGCTCTGCTACCTGCTCATTGATCTTGCCCTGCACCTGTCTGAAACCGGTCATGACTGCCCTTCTGGCTGCCACATCCACTCGATTGTGCCAACCTGAGTCGTAATCAATCCATCTGAGTCCTGATGTAGTCATCGTGTTGATTGTGCGTTGAAGCACTGTGTTGTAAGAGAATGCACCTGACTTAATGTCCATTATGGCTGCATCTAATGTCTGCTGGTAGAACTTCATCGTGGGCGAATACATAATGTTGCCTGTCGCAGGATCACGGATTGCAAAGCCTGTTGAACCAGTCAAATTCTTGAATGTGTCTTTGGTTTGACGTTTTGATGCCTCAATCACTTGAAGCAACTGAACATTCTGTTCGAGTGGAATCTGCTCGAAGCCGGATACCTGATACTCCCGATCGTGACCGTAATACTCGCGGTACACGTCATCTGAGAAAATTTTATCCACCTCGTCATCTGTCTTCTCAAGCATCTCCTTAATCCATTTTCGGATCTGCTCCTCCGACTCACCTAATTGCTGCAGTCTGGAGATCTCCCAGTCGGCAGAGGCTGGAGAAAAGCCATTCGCCTTGATGCGCTCGATGATGTCTTTCATGATACGCATCTCCAGATCAGACATCAGCTCTACAAATGGCTGTGGAATCTGTTCGAGTTCGCCCTGCGTCATTCAATCACCTCTGCCGGCTGTTGAACAGCTGCTTTTGCTTGTTCTTCTGTTTCTCCATACCACTTCATACGGTATTCCCACAACTGCATAGCTCCCATTGCCACATCCTGACGATCTTGATCTCGCTCCTTGTCTGCATCCACAACGATGCTGTCATCCCAAGAAAATGATGTATTGCAGGAGCCTGACGGTGCCAGACCATACACATCACACCAGAAGCACATAGCGTCCACCAGATCTTCCAGCGCGTTCTGTAGAGCCGTCTGACAATCACTGACAAATGAATAAGACCTCTGCTTGCTGGCTCTGATCTCCTCTGCCGTCTTGTCCGTGTTATTCGGGTCTGAAAGTGTTCCATAGGCCAAATTACAGTTAAACTCAATCTTGCGCAGCTGGTTGTTTAATCCATTGAAGAATGATTCGTCTCGGATCGGCGGTGAATACGTCTCCATAAAAGGCTTGTCTATTGCCCCAGAATTGTACTCCACCGTTCGATACAATCGTTGCATTCCTGCCGGATACTCCCAGCTGTCTGTTTCTGCCCGATACTTTAATAAGCTCTGTGCTATATGAACAGCTGCTTCTTTTCCTTTGTACTCCCAGTTGATTTGAGAATAACGCTCATCTGCCTCACGAATCAAATCATCTGCTCTTGAAAAGACAGAAACACCAAGCGGGCTATCTGAATTCTTGTTATTCCCAAGTGGTACTTTAAAGTATCCGAATGGCAGCTTATCAACCCCTTCAAAGCGAATCTCCTCTGCCAGCTGCGCCCACTTCGAAACGCTTTGAATCGGTACCTCTGTTCCAAGCACACCATCTGTCCTTGAAACAAATACTCGATTGCGAATACTCATCTCCTCGCCATCAATATGATGCAACTCAATTCGGCTGTAGATCTCCTGCCCTTTTCGAAACTGATCCAGAAAGGCGCAGCGTGTGATCTGTTCCGAATCGTATTCCAATGGGAAGAACGAATCTGCCTGAATATACTGAATTGCAATTCCTTTTGCTGTTGGATATGGCTTAAAGATCATGCCGCCCTTCGCAAATGCATACTCGGTCTGGATCCGGAGCTGTTCGCACACTCTCTGATAGAATTTATCCAGATATGTGGCTCTTGAACTGCCGCTTATGTGGCTCTGAAGCTCCAGTGTCGTAAGTCTGGCAACTTCTCCAGCCACCGATGCAGGAAGGCATAGAGACTGAACCGTTGGGCTCAGCCATGGTGCTTTATCCTTGTACATGTTGCTCCATAGCTCTATCCTCCGCGCAAACTCTCCGCTGAGCACATAATCAATCTGCTCTTCTTTATCCAGAATCTTCTGGATGGCTTCATACATTGTCGCATATCTCATCTTTTTAACTGCACCTGATCAACATACTAATGCTTCGCTCAAACGTGTACTCAAAGCTATCCAAACTGTCAATATCACTTGTACCATCATCCAACCGGACATTCTTCGTGATCTCATTCGGATCCCACACTGCCGTACACAGTGCCGTGACCAGGCTTGCGCACTCCTTTCCGACATAGAAAAAACGCCCCTGTGCCATCAGCATGACAAGAGCGTTAATTCGGTCATTTATTTCTGTTTTTAAGGCATTCTCTACACGGATCCAGCCCAGGCCGTTTCGCCTTAAACTGCTTCGGATTCCTGCAATCAATGTCTGCTCTGCACTGTCGGCATACACGGTTGTGATATATCCGTATCGGCTGATGATCTTCCGGCAAAAGTTGCAGAACATTGTACCTAGCTGCTCCGGATCAATCTCGATCTGGTTGCCCTGCTCATCTTTACAAGCAATCCGCTCCGATGCCAACGCAATCACAGTACCATAGCCTCTCGTGAGCGCAGTCGCTGTGAATGCATGACCAGATCCGGAACCACCAAAGTCAATGCCCAAGATGATCTCCATCAGATCTGTTGGCTTTTTATCCAGACTAAATGCAAACTGCTTTGTACTGGTATCATCTGCAAAACGCCTGTAAATTAGACCACTGGCAACCACACGCATTCCCTTGATATCGCGCATATACCAAATGCTGTTCGGGTCATATTGAGCCTCAATCTTGCGTTTTCGCTCGTCGCTGATGGTCATATTATCGTACAGTGTGCAGTGCATGTAATTATAACCGCCAGGAAATTTATCTTCCTCTGCCTGCTTCTTGTACTTGTCGATGTACTCTGTGTAGATGGTTGCATTCGGATTGTCCGGATTCAGATCCCAGAACACTCGCAAGTGCTTTGCCGCCAACTGACGGTTTAATGCCTCTTTGATCGTGCTGTCGTGATGCAGGTTGATCTCAGTTGCAATCCACATGCCATATGAATTGCCTCGGATCTTTTTGAAACTGTCCGCCTTAGAAGCTCCGGCAAAGATAATGATCTTCTGCTGGAATCTGGTT